TTTTTTTGCCATTAGTTAAAGTACTCCGAATATTTGGCGGCGTTAGTTGCTATAAGAGATTGTAAAGCGGCGTTTTGCTGATTTGCCGAACCATAACCACCGTAATCAGATTGTGCCCGTGTGATAACATTTCTTGAGGCTTGCTGTGGTGTAATTGTTGATAATGGTTGTTGAACATAAGTTGTAATTCTTTCTAAATAACTGCCTGTTGGCTTTGGCGTTTGTGCTATTACCACTTCACCTTGATTTGGAACACCAGATATTACTTCAGGTTTAGGTGTTGTTTTGATTGGTGTTGCTTGTGGCAATGGTGCAGTATCTACTGCACCGCCTGGAACTGTTGGTTCATAAGGAACTGGTAAAACATCGGCTAAGTTTTTTTCAATTGTTTTTGGGTCATAATAATCCGAAGGATCATCTGATAATTGTAAATCATATTTAACAGGTTGTGATGTTGGTGCTTTACCTAAATCTACGGCACCGCCCTGAAAAGCACCTGTAAAAGCGCCCGTTAAACTATCAGAAAATGCCTTGAATCCGCCCCCTATCCTTTGACCGATTCCGCTAGCACCACCGAGGGAAGTAAATGCTAAGAGACCTGCTCCAATTAAGCCTAGTGTCAGAAGTGTGCTAGCACGAACCATAACAATTCTCAACGATATTCGTTAATAAAGTTATAGATATCGTCTACAAAAGCCGCAATAATCGACAGAATACGTTTCATTTCCGGATTTATCAACTTTCATGATAATGCCCCACCCTAAATAACAAGCCGTACACAATTTACCTTTATACTGACATTGAATCGATAGACTGGTCGACGTTGTCTTTTTGGTCTTTTTCATTGGTTTTCTTGTTAACTAGTTTCGATAAAACGTTTTTGATTTCTTCTGGATGTTCCTGGATTAACTTTTCTGCACCTTTTATGACGCCTGGATTGGAAAGAAACGGGCGTACAGAAGCGGGTAAAATAGGTGATAAACCCGAAATTAACTCACTAATTGCACCCATAGGGTTTTCCTCATCATATTCTTTAATCGATAAAGGTTGTTTCATACGGTTAACTTTGCCTTTTAATTGCTTATTTTCCTTTTCAATGTCTTGAATGTGTGAATATAATCTATTTTTAATTTTTGTATTAATTTCATTATTACCAAACCTAGCCCTAGAATAAATAAGAGCGGCACCCATTCCAAATACACCGCCCACCAGTAAAAATAATTCTGCAATAGGTAATTCCATATCATTTTAACCTCTTATCTTTTAATCTTCTTTCTATTTCTTCTATCATTTCTTTCCAGGTTGTATATTTTTTCATTAATTTACATTAATTTACTTGTATTTTACTCTTATTTTACCCTCTTTCCCCCCTGGAACCCCCCAAATACCCTATAATTCGCTAGCTTTAAGACCGAGTGTATCCTATCCTTGTATAAGGGAATGGCAGTAAGGGGGGAATTGCCACCCTTGGGGGTGTGGCACACCAACAAACGAATTAAAAATGAGTTGTTGGTGCAAAATTGTTAACAAAAGTAATACTTACATACATACTAACTAATTATTATCAATGACAACTAACAAAAAAGCCATTGAGCGTGTTTTTGACTTGGTAAAACAAGGAAAACTACTTCAAGAAAAGGGCTTGGAAGAAATACAGGTAAGGCAAGAACTAGACCGCTACCACGACTTACGTTATGTCGTGAGTTATACAACCAAAAACGACGACATCAACAAAGTTATGACGAGGTTGTATAACTAATGGAACATTGGCAAATTCAAGCCACAGAGGGTTTAAGATTGTGGTGTGAAAAAAATAACATCAAGTGCCGTATTCAATATTATTGCGGTAAGTGTGGTTCCTTTGTTAACAAAGATACCTTATACTGCAAAGTTTGCATCGAATCCGATTTACTTGTCGAGTAAATCGTGACTTTCTTTTTTTTCTTCATAAATATAGAAAAGTAATTTTTTTTCTATTCTATGAATGCACCGCATATTATGAATAGTTAAGCCCAGGACTGCAAGACTTACGGCTATGGCAGCTTCAATCATTTGTTAGGATTGTAGATTTTTAAAACTACAACTCCGCAAACCGAAACCATTGCAATGCCTAGAAATGCTAATGTTGCTAGAAAACTTTCCATCATTTCACCTCCTCGTCGTGTTGTATTGGTAATTTGGATTTATAATAGCATAGTTGAGCTTCTTCTAAAGAGTGTTCATCTAAATCTTCTTTACACATTTGACATTTATGCATCGTGTTCAACTCCTATTATTTTTACACCAATATCACCAACGTTTTTCTGAACTTTAACATAGTTGCCGGTTGGAATGTCTATAGCATAAGGACAAGTATAAACGGCAGCTGTTCCCCAAGATTGTGCAAATTCGAAACGCGTTCCTGAACTTGTTGTAGGCGTTGCGTCATATTTCATATCAATATAATTTCCGGCACTTGCTACATTATAAGTAATATTTGTGATGGTAAAGGTTTTATCTGCTGGCACTTGATATTGAGATCCTGATTCATCATTGGTTCGTAATGCTGTCCACGTTCCTAAAGGAGTTGTTGAATAAGTTCCTAAAAAAATTACTTTATCAGTAGATTCTAGAACATAGTTTAACATACCTTGCTGGGTTTTAATTAAAACCATTTTACGCCATCGCCGCCAAAGGCAGGTTATTTGTTGAGGAACCTATTGTAAATTGTGTTGAGTTAACTCCATTAGCAATTTTTAGTGAACCTCCTTCTCCAGGAACCGCACTATTATGAAAATGTGCAGTTATTCCAGAAGATCCGCCGCCGCCGCCAAAACTCATTAGGTTGTTTCCTCCAGGTCAAGAATATTTTGTTCCGGTGTATCGGGAACTCTTACCGAGTAGAAAGTATCTTGTGTTTTAGTTTGAACCTTTTGTTCGATTAATGGTGCAACTTGGGCTTCTACTAGAACGGTGCCTGCAGCTCCCGTATTAACTTCTAGAAAATTAACTATGGTTCCGTCTAAGGTATCAAAAGAACTAGCGTTTAATGTTGAGAATTGTGCATTTTGATTGTAAGAATATGTTGCTACATTTGCCCCATCATTGTTTGTAATCTTTAGTGAAACGGCGCGCCCTAGGAATCTATCAGGGAATGATATAATTTGATTTGGAGTATTGGCTGGTAAGATAACTCTAATTGGAACTAAAAGGGGAAGGTTAGATACTGTATAGTTGAACGGCACAATATCTCACCTAGTTGAGCGGACTTGCATATCTTGCAAGTATTGAAACTACTGCTAGACCGGCACCAACTACTGTTTGGGTTGCTTGCCATTGATAATTTCCAGGTGATAAAGAAACATTTCCTATCGGAACGCGACCTTGTGTTAAAGGTGACATTGAAGGGCTTGTTGCTCTTACTGGGGTTCCGTTTCCGTTTTTGACTAGTTGAAAGTCATAAACTGCACCGGCACCACCATCTGGATTCATGACCAGGTCTTGAAGTACGTTTGGAGTTAATATCAGAAAATTATTCTGTCCGGTTTGGTCGTCTGTCATAAACTGCGGAACATTAAGAACTGGAACGGCTGGGATCGTGTAAGTACGTTGAACGGGAAGTGCCATTATACTCCGAACTCCATTTGTCCCACTTGTGTTGTTCCGTTTTGTTGACCGCCTAAGAATCCAGTAATTGAATTAAGACCGCCACTCAAAAGAACTGAAGCGACTGCACCAACTCCACCGCCTGCCGCGTAAGCGGCTATTGGTTGTGCAACTTGTGTTATTGGTGAACCAGGTAATACTTTATTCATAACAGTACCAATCAAAGCTGCGGCACCGATTCCGGTGACGGCTTGACCGACAATGCCTGATTTAAGAAAATTCTTGGCTTTTCCTCTAGCACCTGTTGCTCTACGTTGTTTGGGCATACTATTCGTTCTTTTTCTAGTATTTGAAGGTGACGATTTACGTTTATTTGTTGACGATTTGCGTTTAGGTTCATAGGCACGTCTTGCTGTTTTTCGAACTTCACCTTTAGTTGTGCCTTTCTTTTTTGCTCTTTGGGCTTTGGCTATCGCTCTTTTTTCTTCAGGACTGCCTTTTCTTTTTCCCTGGAATCCTTTTTTTGCCATTAGTTAAAGTACTCCGAATATTTGGCGGCGTTAGTTGCTATAAGAGATTGTAAAGCG